CCGTAGCGCCCGACTCGCAGGCGCTAGGGCAGTAATCAGTGCGCCAGTTCCAATTCTCTTTCTTCGGCTGGCAAGCCTTCGTTGCCCAGCGGCACCAATTGCCAATGGTGAACCATGCCGGAACGCCAATAGCCATCCGGACGGATGCTTGTGTCGCCACCTTCTGGAGCGAACCCGGCGTTGGGATATTCCATTGTCCCCGTGACAGTCGCCTCGCAGCCGAGAAAAACGGCGGGATGTCTTGGATAGCGTCTAAGATTGCAGGGCGCACTCGGGCAAATGACACGTACGCGCTGACCGACTTTGAAGCGGCTCATGGCGTGGTCCCTCCCGCCGTCGATTGCAGCGCGGCGCGGGCGAGCACCACTGACCGGTCAGACTTCCCGCCAAACTTCGCACGGGCATCGTCGTCCAAATCGCTAACGTCATCGAGCAGCGCATTGATGGCCGCCCGCAGCTTGGCGACGTCGGCGAGCAGGGCGTCGTGGCTGTTGCAGGCGAGGACGATGAAAGACGCGTCGTCCTTCGCATAGGTTACTGCCACGTTTGCGCCGGTACGTTCAGCGATAACCAAGCCTTGATGGTTGCCCGGCTCGCCGTAGTGCCACGGCCCCGGCGTGCGCTGTGCGGCGGTCATGCGACTTCTCCCTTCATTGCGCTGGCGTATTCGGCTGGATGCGCGGCCTTAACATGCTGGATCATGCGGCCGCGCGCCTTGTTGCCTTCGCGCATCCCGTAGCCACGGCCTACGCCAAGCTGGCCTGAGCGAACGACTTCCGCGTGCTTACACCATTTGCACGCACGGACGGTTGCCATTGCTGAGGATGACTGGATGAATAAGCCCATGTCGTTGTAGCGGCTCACTTCGCCACCTGCGCGGCGTTGGCCAGCTCGGCAGTGCGAAGGGCGATGATCTCGTCCGCCATCATCGGTATGCCTGAGTCATCGGTCCCGTAGAGGCGCGCGCATCGCGCGCTAACCATGGATGCGCTGGCCAGCATCGCACAGCGCGCGTCGATCGAATTTAACGAATTTTTCATTTTTCTACCCTCTGTCATCCGGTCCTAACCGACCGTGATGTGACAATAGCACATTGTAGCAATAACACAAGTAGCAATAGCACGCTGGCAGACGAACGGTAGTAAATCAGGCGATGAACGGTAGTTTTCTTGAGTTTGTGACTTTGCATAGAGATGGCGTCACATGCACGAGCGCGCGTGATGTAATGCATATAAGCAATATATACCGCCAACAATGCAAAAGTCACAAACTCAAGAGACGGTATTTGTGAATAGTCCGCATTATCCGTATAGTCCCAATTGACCTTGGTGGATTGTGAGGGCGGAAAATGGGACCGATCGAATTGTGGATTGAGCAATGTTGCGTAACAGGCTCTGGATATTCGTCCGGCATTCGTCGTTTATGGGGATCGTTCAAAGACTGGCTAAGTACGCAGCCGCAGGATGTGCAGCAACGATTTTTGAGCCCTGCCGGGTTTTTGCCGCATCAAGGGGAATTGCGGGATGCACTGTTAGCCGCAGGGTTTCCCAGAGGCGGCTACAAAAAGAGCCCGCTGGTTATGGGCATTGCGCCGCGTGCCTCTTGACAACGCGCGAGCGGCGCACGACGATGCGAGGCATGTTCGACGCAGCCACAGCAGAGCGAGCGCTAGAGCGCATCAGCGCTGGAGAAAGCCTGCGCCAGGTTGCAGCGAATCTCGGTCTGAGTTCAGAGACGCGCATACGCGAATGGGCTGAAAGCTCTCCCGAAAATGCGGCGCAGTACGCGCGCGCGATGGAGTTCAGGGCTGACGTTCACGCCGATAAGATCGAATCGGTTGCTGCTGAACTGCTGGATGGTACGCGTACCGACGCCCAAGCCGCACGCACGGCGATTGATGCGCTCAAGTGGACGGCTAGCAAACTGCGGCCCAAACGCTACGGCGACCGCCAGGCCGTCGAACTCACCGGCAAGGATGGCGCCGACCTGTTTGCGTCGCAGTCCAAAGACCAGCTGCGCGCAGAAATCCTGCGGCGCATGTCCAACCCTGACCTGCTGCGCGCGCTGACGGCCTCTGGCGTCTTGCCAGACGCGTTGCAGCAGGCGCTGGCCAAACCTGCCGACAAGTAGCGCGTGGGCCTTGCGCGCACGCACACACGCGCGTAGCATCATTCTCGCGCAGCACAGCCGCCGACACTCCCGTATACCTTGACCATCTAGCGGAACTGCGCACACCGCGACCCTGCCGGACCTCCCTCCCTGAGCGCCGGCAGGGTTCGCCTCTTGACACTCCCGCAAACGCACGCGCACACTCGCGCATCGCGCCGCGCGGCGCATTTGCGGGAGCATGCACACATGGGCTACACAATCGGGCCGATGACCGTTGGCGAGGGTCTGCCGATGACGCCGAAAGCCGGCGACGCCGAGGGCAAATACGGAAGTGCGATGAATCCTGGCAAGGATGACAGCAAGTTCTCGCCGCGTACGGCGGCCAAATTCAAGTCGTACAAGCACGAGATGCCGCCCAAGACGGGTAACGGCAATGCGTGAGCGATACGCCGGTACGCCCGTCCATCGCTGCAGCCAGGACCGCGGCAAGACGCACCAGTACGCCACCAGCGCGCCGAACGAGTACCCGGCTGGTAGTGTTCCGAAAGAGACCGGCTGGGAAGCGCGCGAGGTGGCGATATCCAAGCTGCCGGATCACAACCGGATCACGGTATGCCGTCCGAAGCGGGGCTGATTCGTCCCCGCCTCACACGCAAGTCCGCGCTGCTCTTGTGCGCCGGCAGCCGCTACGGCGTCACTGGCCGTATGCTCGAATGGCTATTTGCTGTGCTGTGGCCGAATGAACACGGCAAGGTACGCAGCATGCGCGCCTACGGCTATCACATCGAACCTTTCCCGCTGCGGAGTATCCTGTGGCCAAACTGACCGCCGCGCATGACTGATTACGCAGGCGTTAAGGCTTGGAGAAAGGCCAATCCTGACAAGAGGGCGGCACAAGATAAACGTTATGCAAAAAAGCATCCTGAGACTATGAAGCGGGCGTCGAAGGCGTATCGAGCGAAAAATGCTGATCGCATAAGGGAGATGGGTAAGTTGGCCGCAAGAGCACGTCGCAAAAAGGACCCGGAGGGACAGCGACGCCGCATGCAGGCGTACCTTGATCGTCAACGCATTGCTCGCGAAGAGTTGGCCGGAAGACCGCCGCCGAAAGTGTGTGAAGTCTGCGGCGAGTTACACATCAGGATCGTGTTCGATCACTGCCACAAGCTAGGCCACTTCCGTGGATGGATTTGTGATCGATGCAATCGAGTTCTAGGATTGGCGTACGATAGCCCGAGAGTGTTAAGGTTGCTCGCGCAGTACTTGGAGGATGACCAGAATGGCAAAGCTTAAAGCCGCTCAACGCAACAAGCTGCCTAGCTCTGAGTTCGCGGAGCCAAGCAAGCGTAAGTATCCCATTGATACGCGCGCCAGAGCCCGTAACGCGCTGGCCCGCGCCAGCCAGGCTGCCAAACGCGGCAAGCTGACGCCGGCCGATAAGGCGATGATTGTGCGCAAGGCACACGCGCGGTTGAACTACGGCAAGGGGAAGGCGAATTAGCATCTTCGACGACCTTGGCTTCTTCCCGAAGCGTCAACCGATGCGCGCGTTGGCAATTACTGGGTTTGTTGTTGTAATTATTCTGGCTACCGTCGGCAACGCGATGATAACGGATGAGTGCATGTCCAAGAATTCCCTTGCCTTCTGTCTACGCGTGATGTCGCCAAGATGAGCATCGGCTTCCACCGCCACACCAGCAGCGGCTTCGACTCGCCGACCGAACTTGTCGACGCCGAGGCGCGCGACCACATCCGTGCGATGGCGAACAAGATGCTTGAGTACGGTAAGGGGAAGGCGAATTAGCGCCAAGATACGCTACCGCTGGGATTGGTCGCATGGCCAATGGATCATGTCTGAATTGGACTGGCTGAGAATTTTTTCGGCTAGCCTTATCCGATGAGCATCGGCTTCGGCAAGCGCCACGACCATGGCAGCGGCTACACCAGCACGGCGACGATTGATGCCGTCGAGAAGGCGATTCGCAGCAAGGTCAAGGTGGTGCGCAACGTCGACATCCCCTACTGCGCCGGCTACAGCCGCGACGGTAAGACCGTCTACGTCGACCGCGACGTGCCGAAGAAATTCGGCGATATTGACGTCGACCGCTACCTCATCATCCACGAATGCATCGAGAAGGCGCTGATGGATGCGCTAGGGCTGCCGTACGAGTACGCGCACGCGCTGGCGACGATCTGCGAGGAGCGCGCGGTGCAGGCCGACGGCCATGACCTGGCGGCATACAATGCGGCGTGGGATAAGGTGATCCGCAAGGTCGGCAGCCGCGGAAAGTACCCGGACGTGCCGAAGGATTTGGACACCGACCCGTACACGCAGGAGCATGACGTGAAGGACGAGCGCGCCATGGGCATGATCGGCGGGAAGGCCGCGATGAGCCGGTACTACTCATGACCGCCAGCAACCTCATTGCCGACAAGCGCAAGCCGCCGCCGACCCTGCGCGCGATCTACCCGCCGCATAGTGCATCGGTCGACCCGCTCAACTTCGCGCATTGGCTGAAGGAGGTTGGCATCAAGCTGCTGCGCGCCGGCATCGAGGTGCAGTTGATCCCGATGGTCAATGCGGATGAGAGTCTGTTCCTGGGCGTCGAAGTTGACGACGCCACCGGGCGTGCTATAAAGGCCGCGCTGTACAACTAGGCATCGGACGATGACGCAGTTGACTTTCCTCTCGGGTGCGGGACCGGCAAGCGGCATCCTTGACACGCAGAATTACCAGTTCGTGACGATCACGACGCCGAACTTGGCGGCGCAGACATCGGCGCCGACGATATCGAGCACGAGCACGGCGACGACAGGTGGCAATCTTACGGCGCTGACGACGTACGGCTATAAGATCACGCGCGCAACACCGGCTGGCGAGACGACGCCGAGCGCCGAGTCAACTCAGTTGACTGGCGTCACGGCGACCAACACGGTGACAATCAATTTCACGGCGGCGGCGACCGGCACGACAACGAATATCTACGGCCGCACCAGCGGTGGCCCGTGGGGACTTATCGGTACGGTCGCTGCAGGAATCACGTCATTCGTGGACGATGGTAGTGTAACGCCGGGCGCAGCGCCGCCGGGCGCCAATACGACGGCCGAATCCGTGACGGTCAAGCTCAACGTGCCGGATGGACAGACGGCGCCGTCGGTGCTGGACGTCAATGGTAACGCGGCGACATTTGCCAACCCGAGTGCAACGCATGTACTGTTCGGCGGCCCGTCGTACGTCATTACGACGACTGGGACGATATCGGGCGCGGGGGTGTACGTGGATTTTGGCGGGAGAGTGCAGTGAGCCAGACGACCTTGCTTTCGCCGCAGACGGCCGGAGCGACGGTGACGGAAGATACCGGCGCATACCAGTACGTGACCTTCAGCGCGCCGGGCTTGGCCAACGCCGAGACGTGCAGCGTGTCGGTATTGGTTCCGGACGGGCAGACTGCAGTGGCGGCGCGTGACGTGAACGGCACGGCGACTGGCCTTACGGCCAGCAATCCCGTGCGGACTTTCTTCGGTGGACCGACGTACCAGCTTGTCTTGTCGTCGACCGCCGGCAACTGCGGGCTGTACGCCGACTTCGGCGGCCGGGTTGTGTAACCTCGCCGGTAGGCTTTCCGGCTCAACGCTCAAAGGAGCAAAGCAATGGCACGTACGATGCACATGAGAGGCAACTACCTTGGCGGGATCGGCAATGCCGGTGTACGTCGCGCGATGGCGGCGCTGGCGTGGCCGGCGCGAACGGCGTACGAGCAGACGACCGCGGCTGGCAGCGCAACGGGTCTGAACGGCCCGAACCGCGTGCGCAACTCGGCGACGCTGGTGGCCGAGCCGAACCTGGCCGTCAACGTGATCGGCAATGTGACGTGGCGCGTGTACGGCAAGTTGTTCCTGTCGCTGACAGCCGGGCAAGGCATCAAGCTCGATTTCAACGTGGGCACCGCAGCGATCGTCAGCGGCACGATGGGCGGGCGCGCGACGTTGTGGACGACCGGCAGCAACACGAACGCAACGGCGATCGGTGCGACCAACGCGATCCCGTTCAATGTCGCGCTGACGGCGTTGAGCACGTCGGTCGATGGCGGTACGGCCAACACCTGGACCAGCATGGATTTTGACTTCACGGCGCTGTTCAGCCAGTCCGGCAGCGTGCAACTGGAGTTTGCGCAGTCCAGCGCCGGCGCGAGCAACACGGATATCCTGCCGGGCAGTTTCATTGTTGCCGAGCCGCTGGACTACTTCGACCAGAGTGCTTGATGTTGAATGGATGATTTCGAGTATCTTGTCCGTGCGCTGAAGGAGTTGGAGCGGCGCGAGGAGGGCGAGCGGTTCTACCGCATGTATCCCGCCGAGGGACCGCTTGCCCGCGACAAATACCCGAAGCACTGGGAGTTTTTCAACCTCGGCAAGACCAAGCCCTTCCGTCTGTTTCTCGGCGGAAACGGCGTTGGGAAAACTGAAGGAATAGGTTGTTACGAGGTGACATGCCACCTGACCGGGCAGTACCCGGAAGGGTGGGACGGCATTCGCTACGACAAGCCGATCTACGCGGTGGTGGCCGGCAAGACGAACGAAAACGTCCGCGACATTATTCAACCCAAGTTGATCGGCCGCTTGGGCAAGTACGGCACTGGCATGGTGCCTCGCGATTGCCTTCCGGAAGACAAGATTACCCGTCGCAGTGGCAGCAGCGGTGCGATCGACAACTTCGCCGTCAAGCACGTCAGTGGCGGCTACAGCATCTGCCAGTTCAAGTCCTATGAAATGGGACCGGAAGCCTTCATGGGCTTTGAGGCGGACGTGCAGTGGTACGACGAGGAGCCGCCACCGGAGATTTACTCCGAAGGCGTGCAGCGATTCCGTACGCGCCGCCCGTGCATGATCATCACGTTCACGCCGCTCGACGGCATCAGCGATGTCGTGGCGATGTTCCTGCCGCAGTTCGCGGACAACTACAGCGAAGAGGAATATGCGCAGTCAGGGCGCGCGTACGTCATGTGCGGCCAGGACGAAGTACCACATCTGTCGGACGAAGAAAAGCGCCAGTTGATTGCCAATTCGCTGTCATTCCAGCGCGAGGCGCGCCGCTTGGGCATGCCGAGCATCGGTGCCGGCAAGATTTATCAGGTTGAGGAGGGCAGCTTCGTCATCTCGCCGCTACAAGGCGGACTGCCACGACACTGGCCGCGTATCTACGGATTTGATGTTGGTCTCAACACGACTGCGGCGCTGTGGATGGCGCACGATCTGGATACGGACGTAGTGTACGGCTACAGCGAGCACTACGAGCACCAGAAGTTGCCGGCGGTGCATGCGCAGGCGATCAAGGCACGCGGGCACTGGATACCGGGAGAAATTGACCCGTCCTCGCGCAATCGAAACCCGAAGGACGGCGAGAAGCTGTTCGACACGTATCGCAACTTGGGTCTGCGGCTGAAGAAAGCCGACAACGCGGTCAGTTCCGGCATCTACACCTGCCAGGAACGACTGGAAACCGGGCGGTTCAAGTTATACAGCACTTGCACGAATTTCATCAGCGAATACCGCAACTATCGACGTGACAAGAACGGCAAGATCGTCAAAGTGCGCGATCACCTGATGGATGGGTGGCGCTACGGCATGACGGGCTTGAGTCACGCGATGGTCTATCATGGTGACATGAACAAGCGCGTTCCGACGATGCAGGAACAGACCTTCGGCGTATATCAATGACCGACGACTTCAACCAAGGCGATCAAATGTCGCCGCAGCGCCCGCCGGACGACGGCGACGAGCGCGCGCTGGGCGGCGTGATGGTCGCTCCGGACGGCACGCAGGTGCCGCTGACAGCCGAACAGGCGCAGGCGGTCAAGGATGCCGCGGACGCCGCGGACCAGCAGCGCAAGGACATGATCGAGGAGTTGGTACTGCTGCTCATCAACAAGCGCGACAATTGCATCAAGGCGCGCCGCGACATCGAGCGCCGCTGGATCGACGACCAGCGCCAGTGGGACGGCGCTGACCGCCTGATGAACACCAAGGAGTTCCCGAGCCAGACGAACAACGATAATATGATGCCGCCGCGGCCGCACCTGACGCGCAGCCGTTGCGACCTGTGGGAATCGCGCATGATCGACCTGTTGGCGCCCACCAACGATCCGACGTGGGAACTGGCGCCGATGACGGTCGAGGACATCGCGCCGCCGCCGGATCTCAATATCGGCATCGACGCCTGGCAACAGGCGCTGGGCGACATCAAGGCCGAGATGGAGGTGCGTGCGCAGAAGATGCGTGACGTCATCAAGGACCAGATGGGTGCCTGCAATGCGACGCGCGCGCTGCGCAAGATGTGCATCGACGCCTGCCGCCTGGGCACCGGCCTTGTTATGGGGCCGATGAACGGCACGCACATCCGGCGGCGCTACAGCGGCAACCCGGAAGACCCGGTGCAGGTGCAGATCGAGGAGTCGATCGTGCCGGAACTGCGCGAGGGCGACCCGTGGTGCTTCTACCCGGACATGACCAATACCGCTGGCCGTGCCGGTTATGCGTTCTACCTGCATCCGATGGATGAGTTGCAGTTGTGGGAATTTTCGGAATATCCGGGCGTCGACAAGGAGGAAGTCGAGAAGCTGATGGACGAAAAACCCGACTACGGCGAAGTCGAGGTGACGCTGCGCGAGCGCAACCAGCACTCGGGGCTGAAGGAGTCGATTGACGACCGCCATGCCGTGTGGCGCTACACCGGCATCGTGGACCGCAAGTATTGCGAGGTGCTGGGCATCGACGATGTCGATGGCCCGATCAGCGCCGATATCTGGTTCTGCAACCACCACATCCTCAAATCCAAGCTGACGATGCTGTCGACGGCGAAGGATTTCCGCATCCCATACTACGTGTTCAGTCCGTTCCCGATCGATGACACGATGTTCGGCGCATCCATTGCGTACCTGTGCCGCGACAGCCAGCGCACGGCGACGGCGAGCTGGCTCATGATGCTGCACAACATCTCGGTCAGCAGCGGCCCGCAAATCCTGATACGCGAGGGCAAGGTCACGCCCAAGGACGGCAAGTACAGCGTGCGCGGGCCGAAGGTGTGGGGCGTGACGGATGACAATGTCAAGCTCGAAGACGTGTTCTATAGCTACAACATCCAGAACAACGCCGAGCAGGCGGCGACCGCGTTCAACATGGCCAAGGACATGCTGGACGAGGAGTTGAACACCGTGCAGTGGGCAAGCCCGGACCCGTCGGACGTGACGCAGACGGCCAGCGGCCTTGCGATGCTGATGAACGCGCGCACGATCCTGCAGCGGCGTGTGTGCGCCTGCGCGGACGATGACGTGTTCGGGCCGATGATCGAGCGGTTCGTGCTGTGGAACACGCTGTACAACCCGCGCGATGACATCAAGGGCGATTACGATGTGCGCCCGCTGTGCCAGAGCGTGCGGCTGGTCAAGGACATCCGCATCCAGCAAAAACTTTTTGCTCTGCAAACCTTCGTGTTTGCGCCGAACACGCAGACCATGTTCGAGCCGTACGATGCGGTCGCCGACGTGCTGCGCGACATGGATATCCAGGTCGAGAACTGGATGATCAAGAAGGATGCGTGGACCAAGTTGACCTCGCAAGCCCCGCCGCCGGACCCCAAGGCGCAACTGGCGATGGCCAATGCGCAGTTGATCCACGAAAAGACCGTGACCGAGCAGGCCAAGCAGCAGCAGATACAGGCGGGCAACCTTGGCACACCGTCGCAGTCGCAGGAAGACCAGAACGCCGAACAATCCGTGCAGATGCAGAAGCACCAGATGGACAAGGCGGTCGAACTGCAGACAACCAACAGCAAGCTCGCCATGGCGCAGGCCAGCGCCGAGTCGCGCCAGTACGCCGCCGACGCGCAGTTGCAGGCGCGGCGCGAGGGCATCGCGGCCGACTTGCTCAAGGCGCATGTGCGAAACACGCATGACCTCATCAAGTCCGGCATGCACCCGAACATTTCGATCCAGTCGCCGCGGACCAAATTCGTGCAGGGTCCGGGCATGCCCAAGCGGCCGGCGGGCACATTCAAGCCGCCGCCGGTGCCGAAATTCCACCGGGGTAAATCATGAATTTCCACTCACCCGAATGGAAGGAAATCTGCGACAAGATCGACAAGCGCATCGCGGAACTGGATCGTACCAACCGCGGCCCGCTCGATCACGATCAAACCTGCGAGATTCGCGGGCAGATCAAGGCCCTGGCCGAGCTTCGCGCTTGGAAGCCAGCCCCTGAACCCGAAGACGAGATAGCCTACCTCCGATGAACAAGACTGAGTACGTCGAAGCTCTAAAGTCCGTCCGCAAGCCTGCCGACGCCGAAGCCACGCCGCCCGTAGAGGCCGCGCCGGTCGAACCGGCACCAGCCGCAACGCCTGCGCCGGAGGCTCGCCAAGAGGCCGCGCCAGCGCCTGCCGCACCCAAGGAGCCAGCCGCTGCTGCACAGGCACCGGCCCCGTCGCCCGAGCCTGAACTGTTCAAGGGGGAATCGCTGCTCGATCCCGACGTACGCAAGGCCATCCGCGAGCGGTGGGAAGCCGCCGGCCGCCTGCCGACGGTCGAGGAGGAGCAGCGCAAGGCGGTCGAGAACTACAACCGCCTGCACGGCAAGCTCGCGCCGACGCAGCAGCAGTTGAGCCGCATGCAGGTGGAGTTTGTGCGCCTGCAGCAAAAGCTCAACGAACACGAATCGAAGAAAACCGATGCGTCGACGCAGGACTTGCGCAAGCGCATCGACGCGATCCGCCAGCAATTCCCCGACGATGCCGAGATGTGGGAAACCACGCTAAACCAGGTATCGGCGGCGAACCAGCGCGCACAGACGGTCGAGGAAAAACTGTCGCAACTGGAGCAACGCGAGCGATTGAACGAGGAGCGCATGCAGCTTTCCGCCGCGCATCCCGACTGGCACAAGAAAACCGCGCGCATCGTGCAGGACGAATCCGGCGCGCAGGTCGTGCGCCGCACCGTCGACACGCCCGAGGCGCAGGAAATGGAAGTGTGGGCCAACGGAATGGACCCGTACGAGCGGCAGGTGTACTGGCCGTTGTTTCATTCGCAGCGCGCGCAGGACGCTATTGCGCTGCTGAATCGTTTCGAGCATGATCGCGCCATCGCGCGGCAGATTGCCGAACAGGCAAGCGGCCAAGCGGGGGCAAGTGCAACACCGGGTTCACCCGTGGCATCGGCGCCAGCCGCTCCCACGCCGGACCCCGATCCATCCCGTAGGACAACCGCCCCGTCCGCCACGCGCGGGCAGCCCGGACAACCTATGTCGGACAAGAAGCGGCAGCTTATCGAAGCAGCCGAGTTTTTGCGCAGGCAGCGCGAGGCGAAAGCCAAGCAAGCCGTGGCGCAACGACGATAACCGCAACCTTCTTTCCCACAATTAGGAGTCGCCCACTATGGCCATCAAGGGCTATAACACGGGCAGTGTGTCCGGCGTTGCCGTACCTGCACTTGCCCTCAAAGAAGTCCTGTACCGCGCTCCCGCATTCGAGCGTTTCAGCTACGCCTGTAGCGAACGCAAGCTGCAGGAAGGTACTTCGGCTTCGATCATCCTGACGCGCTGGATCAACCCGGCCGTCAGCACCAACCCGGAACCGGATGGCACCACG